CGTCCGTTGAACAATCTGCAATAATGATTCTGGTACTACCTATCATTTGATTACGTAAGTGCGTTAATAGATACGGAATGTAATTTTCCTCATTCTTACAAGGAATTACAATAGTAATTTTATCACTGAATTTCATTGTTTCTTGCATTCGCCTACTACCTTAAAATTTTCAAACTTTAGTTGATACGACATTGTCTTCAGGATCGATTCGCACGATGTCTGATCCGGAAACATTAATGTTATTCTTCCCGGGATGTCGTTTGGATTTTTTGAATGTATCGCTAACAATAACATTATCCACATCATCTTTCTCCTTGGTCCAAGTAACTATTTCCCAACGTCCGTCCCAATGTTCTACAAGTGCTGTGCATGACTCGACCCAATCACCGTCATTCATGTATGTGACACCGTTGATTTCTTTTATCTCTGCGTGATGTATGTGTCCGCAGATAACTCCGTCGAAGCCACGCTTCTTGCAATAGTTGGCCAAGTTCTCTTCAAATTTGAACACGAAGTCTACTGCTTTTTTAACCTTGTACTTAAGATACTGGCTAAGGCTAAAGTACCCAAAACCCATACGGCGACGAATCCAATTAAACTTATTGTTGAGTGTAAGAACAACGTCATAGGCTTTGTCTCCCAGGAATGCTATCCATGGTGCAAGACGGGTAATGCCGTCAAACAGATCTCCATGAGTGACTAGATAGTGTTTGCCGTCTGCACCTATATGTTCTATTTGATTGTGTATTTCTACTAGACCAAAGTTGAAACCATAGGGTATCATTGGTCTTAAGAATTCATCGTGATTGCCTGCTATGAATACAACACGGGTGCCACGCTTGGCGTGTCCTAGTACTCTGCGTACCACATTAGTGTGGCTCTGTTTCCAACGCCATTTGTTTTGTTGTATTTTCCAAGCGTCGATGATATCGCCTACAAGATATAGTGTATCACAACTATTATGCTTGAGAAAATTATTGAGCTGTTCCGCCTTACAGTCTTTTGTACCTAAATGGACATCACTCACAAAAATACTACGATAAGTTTTTTGCATAGCAATATTTATCGTAGTATTATGTTTAAAAGATTACAGTTGTATTACAATCTTAAATCCTTACCAAAGTCCATTTGTGTGTAAACGGTTTGCCTTCGGCCTTGTGTTTCAAGATTTTGGCGAACTCTTTTAAACGAAGTTCGTATTGTTTCTCGGCATCGTGGTCGACGCAAGCCCTGTACAGTTTAGCTACTAGCTTTCTCTGTTTCATGGTTGTGTCCTCCTGACAAATATTTAGTCAAAAGAAAAGCACCCGAAGGTGCTTTCTGTTATTTTCTGTTACGAGGTATAACTACCCTAAGCTGAGTTTAGGCAGCTAATGCGAACTGTGAGTCGTTTGCGGTTACTTTGTTTTGCTTCTGCGACCGGGTCACCCCAATCCTAACGGCTTCTACATTGCCGGACTGTCCATTTCAATACTTGTGACCCAATCGATCCTGTGTCAGGCCCATTATAAAACACACTACTGAAATTGAGTATGAAGGAATCGAACCTTCTTCCACGTTCCACGTACTCGATGCCCGTTTCAGTCAGGCTAATGTGTTTTATGGTGGACCTGGCGGGCACTGCCCCCGCGTCTTGAATCCTTTTCTGTCTACTTCATACAGTCTTAACTTAAATTATACTACATTTTGACGAGGCTGTCAAGAAGTCCTCGCCCAACATGTCTAACTGGACTATGTCCAGATGCTTGACAGGCAAATTATTTATTATCAACCTGTTCTACTTTTACTCCGGATTTTTCTAAAAACTCGATCCCCGAAATATCACGATAGCTACTGCGATAGTATACACTACTGATACCGCTTTGATATATGAGTTTTGCACAATCGATACACGGAGCATGAGTAATGAAAATACCAGCACCGTTACCACTGTTGATAGACTTGGCCAACTTAGCAATTGCATTGGATTCAGCATGAAGGACCTCTGGTTTAGTTTTAAGTCGATAACGCATAGATGTTTCAAAACTTTCATTGTCGTTTGCGACTACTACTGTTTCTTCAAAAGGCCATCTTTCGTAAATTTCTTCAGGGTCTAACCAGCCACCCGCATCGCGACTCATATAGTCTTTGTCTTCACAATCGTTGTCCCACCCAGAAGGCATGCCGTTATAGCCGTAGCTGATAACACTATCGTCTTTAACAATCACAGCACCGACTTGTAGTCTACGAGCGTGGCTTAGTTGAGCAGTGCGTTCTGCCCAATCCATATACATATCGATAAATTTTTGTTTCATTAGGCTACTCGCCAGATACTGTCAATGTTGTTATTAGTTAATGGCGATCCACCAGCGTAACTGATGGTAACATCTCCGTCACTGGGGTTATTATTCTTGCCGGACGTAGGAGTTTGATTGCCACCAACAAATGTAGCTTTGCCACCATTCAAGGTATAGATAAAGTTCACATGACTATACTTCCAAAGTACAATGTCACCCGGCTGTGCTGTTGCAGGTGTAACTTGTGTAGCACCCCATCTCTCTGGATTTTGCTTAATAGCTTTTGCACTGGCTGTTTGCACATATTGTTTACCTGAGCATTTTAATGCAAAGTTAACAAATCCCATACACCATGCAGTTTGGTCGGTATTCCAGGGACTGCCAGAGAACCCCAGTGCTGTCCATATCTTTAAGATATTTTTATTACTGGTCCCGCCAGCCTGGCCACTTTCTCTCCACATACCTCGACCTGCTTCTTCTAGAGTAGCTGCTAAGAAAGGAACAATACCTGAAGCAGTAGCAACATCTGTAATACCAGTTGACGTAGTAGTATCTTCAGGAGTACCGGGAAAGTTAGCTTTTACACCGTCAGTCGCAGCCGCTGGATTATAAAAACTATCAGGATTGCTGGTATAGGCAGTGGTAAGGTCAACTGCCGCAGCAGCCTCTGCTGGATCTAACGATGGCGGTGCATTAATAGCAATACCAACAAAGCCAGCACTGGTTCCAGCTTCTAACCATAATGCTGTTGCAACATTATTTGTAAAAACATTGGGGCTACGATACACATCAGCAATGTGTACTACTCCGTGAACTCTTGCACCTTGTACGTATGGCATTTCAATTCCTTATAAAAATCTAGGCAAATTATTTGTTATAGTACTAATATTTGCAAATAATGTATTAATAGTTGCAGTTGAAGAAATCAACGAACTTAAATCTTGCCTATACCAATCATAAATTTCTGTAGGGGCCACCCAATCGTACGGGCCGACATGACGTATGCCAGTGGTAGTAGATGCTGTTGCAATTCTTTCTAATGATGATGCAATTCTTTCAAGGTACGGACTGTAGTCATATGCGATTGATATACTTCCCGTGCTTGTAGAAACGATTGTTGGCTCCATAATAATATCCTAAACTAGTATTTACATCAATGCAATGCCAGTGGTGCCTTGCATATACTGATCTGCTGCTTCTTTCTTAGCTGCCATCACAATAAACACATGTTCTTTTTTCAAAGTCATTGTTTCTTTTGCACCAAGAAATACCCAAGGAATCATACCTAGGCCGCCGCCACTCATTGTGAGTGCAAGCGGTCTATTAATGGTATAACCGTGCTGGTCATCTTTTTCTAAACGTGCAATTAGTTCATCACCGTTGATTAACTTGATACTGACTACGTCCCCTTCGGACATTGGTTTTTCGATTAACATTATGTTTCCTTTTGATTAATTTCTATCCAAGTATGGTCTCCCATAAACTTGACCTGAGTTACATATTCGTAATCGTCAGGTTTTCCTGTGCTCCATTCTGTAGGTCCTAAATGAACCAACAGTGTTTTTTGTTTTCTTGTATCCCACACTAACCAATAACATTGACCTATACTTAGTTGAAACTGATATTCAGCTGCATGAACAGCATCAGTAACTTCTAATCTTCGTTTAATCTCGTTTGCTTGCTTTTGTAGCACAGTAACTAATTCCATAATTCTGTTATACTCTTGCTGGGCAAAATGCCTAGCGTTATTGAGCATAATATCTTTATGTTTAGTTACTGGAACAAGATCAAATTTAGGACCACCTGCTTCTGTAGGATACGGAGTAATGTTCCTATTAATGAAAGCAATAGTTATGTCAGTTGATGTCGAATCAAAACTATTTCTTCCCTTAGATACATTACTCATAGTTCTCCAGACTGAGCTAATTTTAACATTAGACTATATTGTTCGTACGCTTTACGAACTGCTGGATATGTATCACGCAGTGCTCGCTCACGTTCTTTTTGTTCCATAAGGGTTTCGAACATATTATAATGACCCTTACTTTTCATATGGTTGAACACCTGACTTTCAAACTCGGCAATGCGTTCTAATTCACTTTCACTGATCTCAACTGTGTAAAGAGTTTCAGTTTCAAAAGTTATATGCTCTTGAAGAAACTTGTTATAGTCAGTCTCATAATGAAATAGATTTACATTAGCCCGAGTATGTTTGTAGGCACGTTTATTTGAGTCAATGACTCGAACATTGTGTTCAGCCGCAAACTTTTTCAGCGTATCACTGGGGCTGGACATACTCAGTAGCCATTGGAAAGATTTCAGCAATTACTCGAGCACACTCACGTGCAACTTCCATGTGCTCTAGCTGGGTACCATTGCCGCTACGTAGATCAATAAAGTGAATCCATGAGCGTAGTGTGCCGTTCATATACAAGCGACTGACTGTGTTGCCTTCTGGTAGAATAGCACGGGCCTGCTCTTTAGCAATGCCGTTTTCAATGGCCCATGCATAATTTTCTTTGACAAGGTTGATAACCTGATGTTGTCTGCGATTCCATTCAGCCATTAATTCATGATCATCAGTGGTAACACTGTTCTGGCGATTCTTTGTATCCTGTAGTCGTGCTTCACGGATAACAAAGTCAAGGTCTTTGGTTGGATCTGCATAGCGTTGACTAAACTCCTGGAAGCTGAAACTACGGTGACGCAGGATCTGTCGAGCAATGTCACGGGTAGTTTCGATTTCTAAACAGGCTGATACCATTTCAAGTGGCGACCAATGTTTATGCTTGATCAAATAACGGATCAGCTTGTCAGCAGTATCCATGTTGAATTGGTTAGAGGGGTTACTAACCCGAGCACAGAACGCAATCAGCTCTTGTGCATCCATCAGACCTTCGTCGTACATTTCGCGACTGGGCTTGCTTGACGAAATTAATTTAACTTTCATTTATCTTCTTTCTTTGACGGTGTTTCACACAATGCTTCTAATGTCTTGTAGTGTTGATATGCTTTTTGTAATGACTCGTAGTGTGCTAACTTAGCAGGATCCGGAGTTAGGATGGCTAACCTCTTTTCAATAGTAGTTAGCAGGTCTCCTAGACTACGACCTTTCCATTTGATGTCTCCATCGAACTCCGCATCGCTAGTAACATGTAGTCCTGCATTTGAAATAGTTCCTATGTTTGTATTGTTAGTAGTAAAAACATAGGGACTAGAATTCCACGAGCCGTTAGCACCAGCACCTGTAGATATAGTATAAGAATTTTGACTCGATCCTTGAGCCCCTGTGGTATAACTTGACATGGACGTTTTTAAGAGATCATCTATTTCTTGTGCTGAGAATCCAACATTCATTGTTAGATCATCCTCTTTCCACTCATACTCCACTGGCTTGATTTTGGAAATGATTTCTGAGCTCATTAAATCCGCCTACTAATTGTTCATTGATAAAAATCTGTGGAACTGTTCTAGCATTGGGCACAGCTTCTAATAGCTGTTC